AAGGTTTATCCCAACTATCACAATGCCAATCGTAGTATTGATTGTGTTTGTATTTTGTAAACTGACAAGACTCACTTCTTTCCCAATCAAAATTCCAACCAGCACTTCTATTTGCTTCGTGTACATATGGATGTAATTCTTTATATATCCAAGTATCATTTAACCAAACTAAATCAGAGTTTCTTTTTCTTTTTAAATCTTTTATTTCTTCTTTTTTTAATTTTCTATCACCATAGCCACCAGTTCTAGCCATAACTTCTTTTTGTTGATTAGCATAAGCGATTACATCATCACAAAATTTAGGTGTCAATACTCCAGTAAAATACCAATAGTAATTAGATATATTCATACGTTATAGTCTGTACGAAATTTAAACTATCCTTTTGATTATTGGTTAAGTAATACATATTTGTAGATGGAAACATAATAAACATATTGTCTTTAAGTTCTATGTCCCAACTTCTACCCTTACGTCTATTGTCTTCATAATGTATTCTGACCATACAGTTTTTGACTTTTACACCATAAAGTAATGTATAATCTGGTGAGTTACGTAGATCTACTGGATCTATATTTAATAATGGAATTGTAGTCTCGCTAGGTTTATAGATGTTACCCCACGTTTCTTTGTTAACTAAAGTAAATCCATAGTCTAAATTTATATGATCTCTCATATAAGTATTTAACATATCCCAAGTTCGTGAGAACGGAAAATCTTTGTTTTGAATTACTGATTGTAAAATATCGCCTGATAACTTATCTCGGTCAATGTCCCAATCTTTAGGCATTGCCACATCACCATAATATAGAGCTTGCTCTGTTAATACTTTCTTCTGCATACCACCACCATTTTTAATTTATGCTAAAGCGTCTGTCAAGTCCCAAGATTGATTAGCTTCATTCCAAACATAACTCCAAGAATGAGTATTAGCTGTATTTTGTGATTCTTGTTCAGCTGTCAATGCTGGAGCATCACCGATTGGTGATTGCCATTGTGCAGTTGTTGTATTTTTTACCCAAGATGCATAAGGTGATTTTGGCCAAAAGATATTATTATCTTCGTCCCAAGTATAACCTATACCTGCGTAGTTTCCTCTAAATGCTTTTGAATCATCACCAGATGAATGTTTGTTACCTGATGTATTATAAGATGTTTGAATCCACATTTGTGCAGGCCAATTATTATGTGTCTCTAAATATTGTTGTCCTACTGTTTCATCTTCAACGCCATCAGCATTTAACATATCTTTGTTATCAAGTGTTAATACTTGAATAACTTTACTGTTAGCTCCTAGTTTCGCAAAATGTGCCATAATGTTTCTCCTTATATATTAATTTTAATTACCATTCAACTATTGAAATTTATACCTTATTACTACTATACCAGAGCCACCGTTTCCACCATTATGAGGACCAGAAGCTCCACCACCTGAACTTGCACCAGATCCACCACTTCCTGTATTAGCAGATGCAGCTGGACCAGGCCCAGCTCCAACAACAGATCCTCCTACAGATTTCGTTAATGAAGATCCTGTAATCGAAGTCGCCACACCAGCACCACCTGCTTGTGTAACGGTATTAGATGGAGATAGAGCTCCTGCTCCTCCAGCACCACCACCAGATCCACCTTGACCTGGACTTTGACTTCCTGGTCCTCCTGGATTACCTTGCGGTGGACTGACAGGAGGTGTATTTCCTGCTCCTCCTGGAGATGCAGGTAAACCAGAACCAGCTGATCCTGCTCCTGATCCCCCATCGCCTCCAGCTCTTACGGAACTAGAGTTAGACCCTGTACCAGCACCTGCACCTAATGCCGATGTAATTGTTGAAAAAACTGAATTATTACCACACCCACCTTTTGTAGGTTGAGCTGAACTTCCAGCTCCTCCTCCTCCAACTGTTATTGGATAACCTTGTACAGTAAGTGTAACTGCATTTGTTGGAGCATTTGCTACTAAAGGACTAGCTGTAAAATTATCTATTGAAGCGTTTCTACCTTCTCTAAAACCACCTGCACCGCCTCCACCACCTTGATGTCCATCTCCACTATACCCTCCACCTCCACCTCCAGCTACAACTGTATAACCTACAGTATTTTCTGCTGTTGTAGATGAAATAGATGATACACAAAATGTACCAGGACCAGTGAAAGTATGAATTTTAAAATTACCACATTCTGTTATTGTTCCACCTGTTGCTACTATAAAACTTGCATTTTTAAGATCATTACTGTTAACAGCTTGCCAACCTTTAGTTGAATCACCATATACTAATGTAACAGCAACACTGTCTATATCTAATACAAAATCATTTGTTAAACCTTCTATTTTTTCTGAACCATTAGCAGCTATTGTTAAATTGTTTGTATTAAATGTTTGTGCATAATCTTTAAAAGCTACAATAGCCCCAACAGAACCTGCTGGTAAATTAGCAGTCAAAGCTCCACTTGACGTGTCAACAAAATAACCTTCGCCATTAACAGCTGTGATTGTAGATGTTTTAATAGCTGTCTGCCAATCTACAGTTCCTGTTCTACCAAAACCTGTCTGCGTTCCATTGTTCGTGATTGTTGCACCACTAGGAATTGTAATAGTGTCACCACTATCTCCTAATTGAACTGTACCACAATTTGTTCTTGGACTAATTTTATTTACTTTTACTTCACTCATAATTTACCTATTGAAATTTATACCTTATCATAACTATACCTGATCCACCAGCACCACCTGGAACATCACCATTTGGTCCTGTTCCTGCTCCACCGCCACCACCAGTGTTAGCTGTTCCTGCTCCACCTGGACCACATCGAGGTGATCCTCCACCTCCTCCTCCAGCAGGCCCTGGTTTACTAGAACCATTATCAGATGCTGCTCCACTACCACCTCCAGCAAAAAATCTTGTTGCTCCTACAGGTCCTGAAGTTCCATAACTAGGTGCTGTAGGTCCTACAAATGAATCAGAAATATAAGATCCTGTTCCTCCTCTACCAGTGGAAGTGGGAGTACCACCTGTCTCACCAGCTCCTCCAGCTCCACCACCGCCGCCACCTTGACCACAAGGTGATGTAGTTGAATTTGCACCTCCATTTTGTCCTTGAGGAGGAGATACAGGAGGTGTGTTTCCTGAACCAACTGTTTGTGAATCTGAATTATGACCACCAGCGCCTCCACCTGATCCGCCAGGATCACCATTTGAATTATATGTAGCACCATAACCACCACCTGCAGATGTTATAGTTGAAAAAGTTGAAGCAACTCCACCAACACCATTATTATTTCCTGGGTATGGGCCAGCAGCGCCTCCTCCTCCAATAGAAATTGGAAAAGATGCAACTGTAGCTGTTATACCTGTTGGATTTGCTAAAGGAGATGTTGTTGGTAAACTTAATGCGTTAGATAATCTTAAACCACCTGCTCCCCCACCTGCTCCGTGTTGTCTTGATGCACCACCACCTCCACCAGCAACCACTAAATAATCTAAAGCATTATTATCAGTTGGTACAGCTAGACCTGTTACTTGAAAAGTTCCAGGACCTGTAAAAATATGTGTTTTAAAATTACCACAGGTAACAATTGTTCCGCCTGTAGCTGTAACAAAAGCTGCACCCACTTCTGTATCTTCTGCATTTTGAACGTTAACCCAACCTTTTGTTGAATCAACATATACTAAAGTAGTTGCTTGACCATCTACTCTTAAAATTAAATCTGCTGCAGTTCCACCAATTTTTTCTGAACCATTTGGTGCTATTGTTAAAGCATTTGTCGCAAAGTTTCTTGCATAATCAGAAAAAGCAACTATTGCTCCAGCTGATCCTGCAGGTAAATTTGCTGTAACCCCATTACTAGATGTATCTATAAAATAACCTTCACCACTAGCTGCAGTAAAACTCGATGCTGTTTTAATTGAACCTGTTTGCCAGTCTACTGACCCTGCTCTACCAAAACCTGATTGAGAAGCGCCACTAGCTAAACTTACTGTATCTCCAGAAGCTCCAATTGTAATTGTTGTGCCAGATTGACTTATTATATTTCCAGCGTCAGAAGCTTGCACAGCATTTGTTTTTACAATATTACCTGCAACTGCAACTGTATCACCAGCTGCACCAACTGTAATTACATCACCACTTTCGTTGATAATGTTATTATCGTCTTGGTCTGTTATGTTATCTACTTTAATTTTACTTGTCATAATTTTTATTGTGTCTTATATCTTATTATTACTATTCCGCTACCGCCTGCTCCGCCTGCCGCAGAACCTGTTGATCCACCTCCACCGCCACCACCAGTGTTTGTTGTACCTGCTGTACCTGCTTGACAACTTGGTCCACCTGCACCACCTCCATCTGAAGCACTACCTCCACTGCCTGAATATGCACCACCCCCTCCACCACCTGCTCTTCCAGTAGGTGTTCCATTTATTGAACTTGTTGATCCAGTACCACCTGCACCACCTGCTGCTCCAGAAACAGGAGTTCCAGTACCACCTGCACCACCTGCTCCTGCACCTGCAATACTACCGCTGCCAGAAGTGCTACCTCCTCCACTACCTTGAGGTGGACTAACAGGAGGTGTATTTCCTGCTGCTCCAGATGATCTATCCCTATGCGCTCCACCTCCAGAACCACCAGAACTTGCAGAATGACAATCATTTGCTCCACCACCACCACCTGCTGATGTTATACTTGAAAAACTTGAATTTGAACCAGGATTACGACTTGAAGCACCCCCACCACCTACAGTTATTGGATAACCTTGAGCTGTTACTGGTAAAGCTGATACTGGACTTGTTAAAGGCCCAGGCCCTGCACAATAAGAACCTGAAGAAGTACCATTTGATGCTCTCCATCCTCCAGCTCCTCCACCACCTCCGTGATTACAACCTCCAGCTGCACCTCCAGCAACTACCATATAGTCTACTGTTGCTATATCTCCAGCGACAGAAACACAAAATGTGCCTGGTCCTGTAAAAGTATGAATTTTGTGATCTCCGCAAGTTGTTTCTGTTCCGCCTGTTGCTGACATATACACAATAGATGAACTGTCTGCTTTTTTTCCAGCATTAACAGTTTTCCATCCTCTTGTTCCATCTACATAAACAAAAGTCATAGCTATTCCATTATTTTCAATAATTAAATCTGTAGCTGATCCTTCTATATTAGATCCATTTCTTGCAATTGTTATATTATTTGTAACAGAAGTTGCTGCATAATCTGATACTGCTACAATATCTCCAGCAGAAGGTGAGGCAGGTAGCGTTACAGTTACAGCTCCACTTGAAGTATCTATAAAATATCCTTCACCATTAACAGCTGTGAAATTAGCAGTCTTTTTAGTTGTCTGCCAATTTACAGTCCCCGTTCTACCAAAACCTGTTTGCGATGCACCTGAAGCTAACGCTACAGTTCCACCACATCTACCTAAAGTTACAGTAGTTGCATCAGCAACAACAGTTTTACTAGCTCCACCACCAACTGTTAATGTTGTTCCTGATTGTTCTGTTATTGCATCTACTTCTATCTTTGACATTAAACTACTACCACTGTCCCTGTTATTGTTTGAGTTCCAGTTACTGTAACTGGTCCTGCTAATACTGCATTACTAATTGTTTGATCATCAGACAAAGTTGCTGAGTGATTGAAAGCATAAGTTGAAGCTGTCATACTTGCAGAGGGAGCTTTGGATGCAT